CATTAGAGTTAAAAGTTGATGCACTACCTGCACCAACGCAGACATCTGCCGCACGAGTTTGAGAAGTCCCATAGGTGGGTATGTATGAAGTTTTGTAGCTTCCCGCTTCTACTTGCGCTCCCCATAAAGATACATCAGCACTATCACTCGTAGATTCGCTGCCTCTTAATCTTAATCTAAATGAAGCAGTTGATACAGTTGTAGCAGTAATATCAAATCTCTGCCATTCGGGTGTCACTACAATACTTACCAATGAGCTACCTAAAGCATTTACAAATGACATATTGTAATTGAATCCAGTATTTGATTTAATATAAACTGAATTTGTTACATCTGCAATAATAGATGTTGCAGCGGCAAAAAGTTGAGAAAAATCAGAAGATGATGTTCCACCATTAATATCAAATAAAACTCTTGATGCATTTAAAGTTCCCTCTGGTGAAATTGCATAATTACTGGTTACGATAGGCGCAGAAGCAACACCTGAACTTTGCTTTGACCAATAACTACCCCCAAAGTATTCTGATTGTTCAATTAAATTAGTCCTACTCGGCTCTAAAAGCAAAGTTGAGCAACTTACCCCGTTGGAATAGTTAAAGCGTGGGGTATTCTCTAATATGCCTGCCGTTCCTGTTGTCGTTGTTGTTGGAATGTAGTCAGTAGCTATCAAGCCTTGCTCTATTTGATAACCAAAAACTTCAAGAGTAACCGCATCGTCGCAGCGTAAACGGGAATAGCTACCTCCCGTAGGTGTAAATGTTTCAACTCTTTGCCAAGTGGTTGTTATTGTTTTGGTTATCAATGGGTCGGAGCCGCCAAAACCTATTAAAACATCTTGCGTCCCACTTTGCGTCCTAACATAGACGCTCATTGTTTTTATTGCGCTTCCCGAAATAAACCTTTCAATTCTTGCGTTTGTAGTTCCATCAAAAGCCACTAACCAAGCGTTATTAGTTACGCCAAACGGGTCAGTTGCTGTTTGTCCAACAATAGAACAACCGCTTAATTTCTGCCAATAACTTTCATTAAACTTATTAGAATATAATGCTAAATTCTCTCTCCCTTTCTCAATAAGATATGACGCATTTACACGAGTAGCGGAAAGGTTTGAACCTCTGCTAAAATCAAAGTCACCATCTACTAAAACCTCTTTTATTGATACATTGCCTATTGAACCCGTAGTTGTTCCAACTGCTCTTATTGATAACAAGGGGTTTAAAGACGTTATAATATCCGTAAAAATCCCCGTTGTAGTTACCAATTGCCCTAATGCTGTTCCTGAAAATGATAAATCAACTTGAAATCCGCCTTGGCTTATGCTAACAACATCATAAGTAATTTTATATTGTTTCCCCGTAATTATAGATTGGGAAAGGGGTGTACCAGTACTCGCAGATGTTGCGTTTGCAGTACCCCCACTTATAGTCCAACCGCTTCCTTTAGTCCAACCGCTATCAGTAGCAAAGTCTCCATTAATAACTAACTCGCTACTATAAACGGGAATGGGTTTTATGCTGTATACCTTACCATCCTTTTCCGCTCCACCACCTGCAAGTAACATAAGTGATGCATCATCGTAATAACTCATAATTAAGGATTTTTAGTTAAGTAGGTTAAAGCGGTTTCAAGGCAAGCCTGTGATTCCACCGTACCACCGTCCGCTATTACTCTAGCTACAAAGGCATTAATAATTGGCTGTACTGGGCCACAGTTTGCATACTGCTTGTAAATGATTCCCCAACCGACATCATTACAAGGGCCATCGCCCCAGTAAGAGGAACTATATATTTCGTTTGCCATCCTTTGCTTTTTTTATTTTGCTGTCTTCAATCTTCTTTAAAAACAGCTTTAATTTCTTGATATTGTCTTGCTTCACTTTATACATTACAGAACCCATCCGTTAAAAGTAGCATCGTATGAAGGATAAATATCATCGTTTATGTTGCTAGTGTACTCAGGGAATAATGTTTGGTTAAAAGACATATAGTCAATAAACCTTCTAGAGTACCATTCAGCGTTCGTTCTTGCCTTTTCCACTAGATAGTCTACCTCATCCTTTGAAACGGTGTCAGCGTTCTCTGAGCGATGTTTAAACATCCCTCCGTTGCGTATCTGATAACTAGCAAAAGGTATGTAGTCAACTTGACTGAACCATATAAGCATAGGCACAACGTAATCATCTAATAACAGTTTCCAACGTGCGTTAACAGGAAGGTCAATACCTGCGACAACAGCATTAGTCAAACCGCTGTAAAGTTTTGTACCCATATAATTCTGAATATGAATCTCCTGAGCCAATTTGATAAATTGAATATACTTGTCCGTATCAACATTCCCATCAATGATAGAGTTGCGTACGAGGTCAGTTCTGTTTATGAATAATACTGTTGCCATTGTCTAATTATTTTGGGTATGCTCCTCTTCCTGCTTGTTTGTCCGTTGCTATTGCTGCTTTTTTAGAGCCTCTTGGGTTTCTTAAAGCGTAGGCAGGTATAGTTCTAGTTTTCTTATAGTTCTTAAGGTTTTTAGATGCCTCAGTTTTGCTTTCTAGCCTATATAAAACCCTTACCCATTTATGCTTACAATAGATGCCTCCTTTTAATTCAAAGATGTTATAGCGCATACTAGGTTTATGCCTAAATTCTACATTAACATCTTCAAAATTACTAGCCTTGTCAATATCCTCAATACGCCACACAGTACCAGCGCTACTCATAGCCATCATATTTTTACAAAAATCTCTTGACTTGCCTGATTGAGACATTCCCGTTGCGTATTTGTATCTAATTTTATATAGACCGTTCTTTGAGTCTAAATCGCTATAAGCCGAACCTTTGTTTTTTGAGGTTACAAAGTCTTTAAGCCCTACAAGCGTTTTAATTTTGGAAAGTGTTGTTTCTGCCTTTTCATTTATTAAATAAGCAGCCCAATCTTCGTTGCTGTATTCTGAACTTTCGTCTAGTTCATCAACTACAACCCATTCGTCACCCATTTGACTTCCTGATTCACCTAATGAACCAAGTAATATTTCGGTATTGTCTTTTGACAATTTTTCAGGGTGATTTTCACAAGGCATAAAATAAATAACACCCTCAACTTCCATTTCGTGATGCCCTTCGCAGCCTTGCTCTTTTGCTTTAGCTTCAGCCTGTTCAATTGTTTCGTAGGCTTCAGTTCCATCTATTGTTTTAAAAGAAAACTTTTGCATTTCAACACCAGTTTCTTCTTCAATAGTTTCCTTGTCTTGTATGTTGCTATCTACTTCTGTAAATTCTAGCGGCTGTAAGGTCGTAAAGTATAGGTTTAAAGAGATATCGTTGTAAGATAGTAGGATATCAAAGGAATCTATTAAAAGCTCTTGAAAAGGTCTTATAACAGTATTATCCATCAATAAAGAGGCTGTCTTAATTTCCTCAGCATTATTTCCTAAACCACTTTGGTCTTTAATGCCTAAAAGCATAGGGGAAACAATACGATGTGAAACCATTATTTTCTTAGTAGCCTCGTCACTTAAGAACTGGTATTGGTTATGAGCATCGCTTAATTGAACAGGGGTTATTTCTGCCTGACTATCTTTATTGTCATTAAAGGCTAATATAAATTTACCTGCGTTGCTAGTTCCTGAGAACTTCTGAGCAATTTTGCTTTCAATTAACTGTCTTTCCTCTTGATTTGGAGTTCCGTTATTGAAATTTATGAGCATTGACGGAGCCAAGCCATTCAAGATATTGTTGAGGTGATAGTTTGAAACTTCTTCTTCTAGTTCTGCGTACTGTAAACCCCCTTGATAATCAACAGGAGAGTAATAATAAAATCCAGACTTGTAAGGTTTAATATAATATATCTCGATATTCTCGTTTGACATACCATAAGCAGGTATCCTAAGAGGTGTATCGTTTTTTTTAATACTAGGCCAATCCTTAAAATAATAGTAAGCAGGTATATCACCTTCATCATTTGCCTTTTCAGCTCTTAATGTTTCAATAGGCATATGCTCTATTTGTGCAATACTCTTTCTATCCTTAGAATAGATAACTTGCATAGCACATTGACCCATCAATTTTAAGTCATAGCACAATTTTCTGACTACATCTTTTTTAAACAAAGAAACCATCTGAGCGTACTCATTAGGTTTACTACTTGAATTTGTAGCGTTTAAACCTTTTCCATAAATAGCTTGACTTATTCCATTGATAGCGGCATTATTAGTTGGGCTTCCATTATATCTGTCTATGAGATATTGAAAATAATTATTATCAGCTCCATATTCAATGTAATCCTCTCCTTTAACTTCCTTGATCTCAGGGCTAGTATAAGTGCTTAGATTGACAAAGCCAAACTCTGATACCTTAGAAGCCTTTTTAAATTGGCCTTTATCGTTTCTCAATTGTGTTTTTTTCATCGTACTGTATAGGTATTATTAAAACCATTATAGTGAGTATATTGACCCTCATTAAGTTTATAATGAGCGTTTTCATTTAACTGGTTTACGTCTTGGTCTGTGCAAAATATTCTATCCTTAAAAATATCTTGTTTGTAGCCCGAACCCGTTTCTGTGTATAAATGTATATCATAAAAATGATTCTCAACCAATACAGGACTAAAGGCTTGGTTAAACTGTAAGTAATTGCCCACCGTTGTAGCCGCTGCAATAGTATAAGTCACCGTAATGTTTGTGCTATCATCTCTGATAGACATTTTAAACGGTATACTGGTATACTTTCTAGGTATTACAGAGAGCAATTGTGAGGCTGCGGACGTGGTTAATATTATCATACTCTTATATAACGTAAAAAAGAAGCGAATTTGTAGAATTGTTTAAGCAAAAAAAAAGCCCCCAATTAAGGAGGCTTCATTTTCTAACTTAAAAAGCTGATTAAGCAGCCGTTGGGTCAATTTGTAAAGCTGAAGCAGTTACTGCTGTGGCTAGGAAGAAAGGCGCTGTGTCTTCCATTCCTTCAAATGTTAAAGTGAAACCACTTAAATCACCTGCCGCTGCACCTGTAACGACTGTACCACCTGTACATTCCATACCTGCATCAAAGCCACAAAGGAAATTGTTTCCGTAATAATCAACAACCACGATGTAAGGGCGTGCTACTGCAAGTAATTGCAATTCTGCCTGAGTCTTAGCATCTAAATATGTTAATGTCAAAGCCAAAGTCTGAGTATAAAAAGTAGTACCGTTTTCTCTCGAACTGGTTACACTTGTTTCTAGACTAGAATTACCTTTTACATCATACTCAAACCACACAGGTGGAGTTGAAGCATCTACTATTGTAGCCTCTTTTGTTGAAGCGTCAACAGTAACACTAGCGATAGTGCCATAGTCTGCAAATAAAACTGTTTTTATGCCGCCAAAAGCGGACTTACAAGGAACTTTCCGTCCCGATGTTAATGCACAAGCCATAATTTTATTTTTTTATAGGTTTAAAAAAAAAGGGGTGAGCGGATTAATACCACCCACCCCTTTCTAATGATTATTAATTAATTAAGCGTACTCAACCAAGTCAGAAGCGATTCCGAATTGAACACCACTTGTGAAACGCATTACCATTCTCACGTTGTTACTCGCATCCAAATCTTGCATATCTAAAACCTTCACCGCGTTGGTGTCGTTTAGTAACCCTGTACCGAAATACAAGTTACTACGTTGAGCAGCAAACATTGTGTTAGCACTCATTCCTGGACAAACAAATAGTTTCACTCCGTTTACAGTAAGTGAACCGTTGTTCCACCATTGAGTTCCCATATTAGAAACACCATTTGCACCTAATCCATTTGCGCCAAAACCACCAAGAGCCTGAACGTAAAATTTAGCAGCTGCTGAACCAACGTAAAGGAACAAATCTTCTTTACCGTAAAGTGAAGCTGGAATAGCATCTACAACTTTAGACAATTCAGTTACAATGTTAGCTGCAGTTAAACCACCTGCAATAGCGGCTACTTGCTGACCTGCAGGAATATCTCCTGCTGCTGCTGAAGCTGCGATTAGTTTTTCAAAACCGTCAAAAGAGTTGTTTGCTGCTGCGGCTGTGTCTCCCTGCCAAATACAGAACTCAGTATTTTGAGCTACTTCAGCGGCAACGTGTGCAATCATAAAGTCAGAGAATTTTGGGGGTAAAGATTGACCTAAACCGTAACCCATTGATTGAGCTTCCCAATCGTTTACGAAGTCGTACTTACATAATTGTAGATTGACTTGTAGCTCTACTG